TCGACCATGGCCTGACTGTTCTGCTTGGAAACAGCATCCTTATTGAGACCTTGGGACAGCTTGGAGACACCAGTAGTGTCCTCCTTGTCCTCATCCAGCAACTGAATGGTCTGGAATACGAAGGGGTTCAACGAAGCCTGCTGCAACGGCATGATACCGTCAGGGCGCGTCACGTTGACGAGGCCACCCACGCGGTTCTCAAGCATCTCACGGGGGTTCACCAGTGCCCCCTTGACTACTTGGTAGCGGGGGTTGTTGGTGATGACTGTGTGATCAAGGATACCACGAAGCAGAACGGTACGTGCGTTCTGTATCGGGATTACCTTAGAGGCAAAGTTGGAGCCATAGAATGCGTGGGGCAGCGGAAGCGGAATGAATGGAACAAAGGGGAAGCGGTCAATCTCCTCCTTGGAGATGATGTGCTTGCCAGTCTTTGTAATCTTCCACAGCTTCGGGTAACCCGTACCCTCTATGTCGATCTTGACGTAGCATTCGTGGACCGTGACTTCACGCATCTGGTCCTGATAGTCATTCTCCCGGTCAAAGCCCATGTTAAGGTCTTGGAAGCGGGACAGCTTGTCAGGATCAGTGTTGGAAAGCCCGTCAACGGGGACGTTCAGGGCCTCTTCCTTGGTGAGACCCATGTGCATGAGGTCAGCAACGGTCTTCTTTACGCGGTGACAGACAAAGCTGGCATCTCGAAGGCTCTTGGCCGTAGTCGAGATTAGGAACTCTTCAGGCGGGATGGGGTCGATGCGGACCTGAGACCTGTCAAAGGTACGGACAACGGTGCCAGACACCTTGCCAGACATTGGGTCTGCTGAAGAGGCATCCTTGAGGGTCACGTTGTCGTTCTCGGCCAGCATTACATCTAGCTCGTTAACGTCTACGTCCTCAAAGGTCTCCTCTTGGTCATCGTAGCACTTATCCCAGTAGACCTTGGCCACCCCAACGCGGGCGTGGAGACCATCGTGGATCACTTGGGAGAAGATGTCGTAGCCATCGTTCTGCCTGAAGATGACGTAGTCTGTGTAGATCGTGGCGTTTCGCGCTTCCTCTACGTCTTCAGGCCCCTGCGGGTCGAACTGGGCAATCTGATTGCCAGCAGCGAAGGTCTCTAAGATGGTGGCCTTGCAGCCCTCTACGGCGTCAAAGACATCCATAGAGACATACTTGGAGTTACCAGCATGCTGGGGCTTGGGGAGCTTGCCGTGGTAGTAGTCAAGCGCCTCAGCCCGTTCCTTGGACAGAACGGTATCGTAGTTAGAAACACCACTCTTGAGGTTCTGATCGAGTTTGACGATTAGTTCCTCATCAGTGAGCTTCTTGAACTTCTTAGCCATATGAATGAGGCCCTTAATCGTTATATTGCTTCAAGATAGAAGTCATCGGTGACTTCAACAGGCGTAAACCGTCCTTCGTGTGTGTGATTTACCATGGCAAGAGCCATCACGCAGTCATCGTGACAGCCTTGTTCAGCCTCCATCGCACCACTCTCAGTGACAATGAAGGACATCATCTCTCGGATGGTTGTCTTGTCGTTCAGTTCTATGTCCCCGTCACGGACAGCAGCACGTAGCTGGTCGATGATCAGGGGCTTGGTCTTAACAGTAGTCCTGAAGCCTAACTGGATGCTCTCCCTGTCGGTAAGCTTGTCCACTTCAGTGACCATGTAGATGTTTGGGTATGCAAAGTCCTTGCCCAGGCGGGTACACGTAAGGATGCCGTGGGCATTGTTTTCAGGGATAATGAAGGCTTCGTTGTAGAAGCGCCCCAGCTTGTCCAGAACTGTCGCAAAGTAATCGGGATTGAAGTAATTGGACCGCCACACGGCGACCTGTCGCTTCTTGGAGTCGAGAACTTGGGCGACTGAATAGTCTCCCCTGCCCCCACCCATGGCAACGTCAGCTCCAATGTAGTATCTCTCTCCAGAGTCATGCGGGTAGAATTGCGTAAGCTCTCCGCGCGGGTGGTTGTCCCAGTCGTTCCCCTGCAGGGACAGACGGGCCACAGGGTCCTTTGCGGTATCCAGAAGCTTCACAAGTTGCTCCGGGTTGAACACCGGGGCACCTGTCGCAAGGAACGCCTCATCAGGGACTGCAGGGTACTCCTGCTTGAACAGGTCTGCAGAGGTCTGAGCGATGCGCTTGCGGCGGAACATGAGTTGCTCATCGTCCAGATTGAACTTGGCGATGAGGTCTTCCTCTTCCGGGGTGTGGGTTAGAGGCTCGTGACACGGGGCGCGGTAGGCTGGGTCGAGGAACCACGGGATGAAGACAGGCCGATAGCCGTTCTTGCCCTCCACAGCGCCCTTCCAGAGGTCGTAGTAGAGGCCAACGATGCCATTTGCCGTACTTTCAATGAATACAGCCGTCCCCTTTGTCTCAGGGACAGCCTGGATGAGGCCATTCCAGTTCTCCTTGGCAGCATTTACCGGCCAGAAGGCCAACTCAGAGGCATGGAGATGCGAAATGGTCTCACCACGGGCGATTGATTCACCGCCTGCAGTTGCCACCACATAGGAGGAGTCCATTCCGTCGAACGAAAGCTCGCGCCGGGAGGAATACTTAGTGGATGGCCTTAGGATTTCGGGGCAGTTCTCATGGAACCGCTTGGTCATGTCGAACAGGGCGCGGGTCGAGTCGGCGTGGTGAGTTACCACCATGGCCTTTCTGGCTCGGTTCTGAGACACACTGAAGTACATATATCCGCCAACGCAGGTTGATAGACCCTGCTGACGGGCTTTTAGGATGATGATACGCACGTAGCCGCGCGACTCCATCTCCTCGTCAATGGCTCTCTGTAGTATCTGCTGGGCTGCGTTCAGGACGAGGGGCTTAATCTCGCCGTCCTTCGTCCTGATCTTTAGTGCAGCCTTGGAGTAGAATGGAAACTCGTCCCGTAGTCGCTTGCGTACTGCAAGTAACTCAGGGCTTAGAGCCATCCTTCTCCTCCTCAATAAGCGAGTTGAGGAACTCTTCCGCCGTCTTCACGGTGGTTTCGCTCTTAACAACAGGCTTGGTCTGCGTGAAGTCGAGAATAGTCTTGGCTGCGGCCAGCTTGAGTCTAACCTCAGTAGCCGTCTCCATGATGGTGATTGCTGACTTCATCGCCTTACTGGAGACATCGTTGTCAGCTTCCCAGATGTTCTTGTCGGCCATAGCCTTTATTACCTTATCTGCCTTGGCCTCAGCCTTGGCTACAATCTTGATCCAGTCGCGCTTACGGACGCCATCAGGTTGCCCTGTGATACGGCCAGCTTTACCGCCTGCCTCCCGAAACCTTCGCAAGCCTTCCATCCGCTTTGCCAGCATCTCGGGGCCGTTGATCAGGTCTCGAACCCACTGCGGGGATGTGCTTGGTTTCTTCTGAATGGTCTTTCGGACTTTCCGACCGCTGTTCTGTTCGGTCATTAGGCCTCGCTTCTGGTTCAATTGCCTTGTCAAAGAGAGACGAGGCAATTTGGTGGGTTTTGGATGCGCTGCTGCACAGCACTTCGGCGGGGAGAGCGCTCTTAAGCTCTTTGGCTACTGAGCGCTTATCCTCCGCAGTGAGAGAAGACCCCTGAATGTACTCAAGGGCCTTCATTAGTTCGACTATGTTGATGATCATTTAGAACGGTGGGTCCTGTTCACTCGGTGCTGCTCCTTGCTCCTTTCCAGTTCGCTCGTTCTTGAACTGGTAGGTCGCAAACCTGTCGAAGAGGTCTTCCATTCTGTTCCGGTATTCCGGTCCAAGGGAGCCTGCGGCGTCCAGGTAATCTTCGTATGCCTTCTTGCGCTCCGCATTGTTGTTTCGGATGTTCTCCAGCTCACGGTAGAGACTACGCATGAGGCTACGGAACTCCGGGTCCTTCTCGGCGCTGATACCAGCTTCGATCTTGGACCGTTCGCCATCCATCATGGCCATGGTCTCACGGCGGGCACGCTCATTGCCTACGGGAGGGCTGTTAGCCTCCTCGAAAGCCTGACGTACCTTGGCTGATCGGGCCATACGCTGGACCTTGGGCTTCTCGCCAGACTGCAAGCGGTCTAGCTGAATCTGGGCACGCTTGGTGGCAATCTGCGACTTCTTGAGGGCTTCCTGCCTGCGCTGGATTTCCAGAGAGGCCATATCCATCTGCCCCTTGATACGAGCGATGTCTGCCTGCTTGGCACGGTCCATGCCTTGAGCCTTCGCCTCGGCCTGCTTCTGCGCAAGCTCGTTGCGGAGATTTTGCATCTCTACAGTCAAGGCGTTGGTCGTGGTTTTATGCTCTAGGTCCTGCTGAAGCTTCTGCAAGCGTTCAGCGTTCATAGCAGCGCGAGTAGCCATATCCTTGAGACGTACTTCGCGGTAGGCGCTGTCGTACTTCTTCTTGTCAGCCTGTGCCTGTGCCTTCTCTTCCTTGGTCCTAGCCTGTTCTTCCGCCTTCTTGGACTTCTCACGGAGAGACTGCCACTGGCGCATCTTGGCCATGGTCTGGTCGAAGTCAGCCTTGGCCTGCGCTTCTGCCTCAGCCTGTAGCTTGTTAGCTTCAGCCTTTGCAGTCAGCGTATTGAGAGCCTCAGTTGCCTGAGACGGCCCATAGCGTTCCAGCAGAAGCTTGGCGCGGCGGGCCTGCTTGGCACCGACGAGGTTGTCAATGTTGTTGCCTTGGGTCTGGCTTCCACGGAGCTTTCTGGCAATTGAAGTACCGACCGTCTGGCCAATAGCAGCACCTGCAACAGGGCCAGCACCAACAGCACTACCAATGGCAGCACCTAGAGGCGCTCCTCCGAGACTTGCACCCATCGCAGCCCAACTACGGACACCCGTAGCGGTCTTCTTCTGGACAGTCATCTCACGGATGACCTGTATCTTACGGGCCAGCGCCTTGATGGCATCAGGTGACTCAGAGCGACCAGCAATCTCGTTGAGGCGGTCTTCAGTCAATCCTGTGGCGTCTGTCATGCCACCCTTGAGGGCCTTTTTGTCCTCCGTGGGGAGGTTCTGGCCGTCGATGGCTTCAGCGATCTGCCGCTTTAGGTCAGAGGCGTAGCGGTTGACTTCCTGTGATACAGGAGCCTTCCCGGAGCCTTTCATGCGGTCAGCGATGTTGTTCACATCACCAGTGACCTCAGCCTGCATCTGAGCATCAGGGTTGTTCCGCATGGTGCGGTCAACCTGAATGCTGTCGTTCACGGCATTGAAGTTGGAGCGGGCGTTGGACACAGCGTCCACAGTGCCACCAGTTCCGGCACCAATGATGCCTTCGCCAACAGCCTGCTTAAGGTCGATATTGGCCCCCGTCTTGGTGCCAGCGGTGGTCCCGTACTGTTCTACAACAGACTGAGCACCTTCCGTTACACCTTCCTTGAGGGCCTTCTTTCCAGTTTCCTTGACGATGTCCTTGGCAATGGTGGAGGTAGTCTTCTTGGCAACTTCCTTTACACCCTCATTGAGGAGGCCAATACGCCCCACACCAATGGACTCAAGGGCACCTGAGACACCTGCAGTAGCTGCAGCAGCCGACCAATCTTGCCAGTTAGGCTCTTCGCGCCCATCGTTCTGGGCACGCTGCTTTGCGTCAGGTCCTACCTGTCGAATGAAGTTGAAGAGGGCGGGGCCTGCAAAGGCACCTACCGCCGCACCTTCCGGTCCTGCAACGGAACCAGCGAAACCGCCAGCACTTCGGGCTGCGATGTTGCCAGCGAGGCCACCTGCTTGTTCAGCAACAGCGCCAGGGAGGTTACCCCAGCCAAAGCCCATAACAGGATCAACATAGGAGTCTCCTTGTGCGGGGTTTACAAAGCGGCTGGAGGCCGACACGAAGCCTTGAGGCTTGGATGTGAAGTCACGCATGGACTGGCCAGCGTTAGCCATGGTGTCAGAACCAATGGCCTTGCCTGCCTCCTGTACGGAGACACCCATGTCTTCAAGCGGCTGGTCTACACCAGACCAGAACTGAGACGCGAGGCCACTCACTTCACCCGTTGGGGCAGTAGTGGCGGTGGCTCGCTGTCTCTTGATTTCTGCTGCGAGGACACCAGCAGCCTTCTTGTCCCCTGCCTTGTGGGCATTGAGAAAGGCGCGTTCAAGCTGCTGAATGTCAGCCATGTTTAACCACCGTATTGTTTAAGTGCGTCTTCCAACTCGGGGTTGGCGGGAGGTGCAGCGGAGTCGGGACCGTTACCACCTGTTGGGGCTGTAATTTCAAGCTGCTTCACACGGGTGAGCATGAA